CTGTTGCTGTATACTACTTCCCATTGCTCTTCCAACCACCGTTCCCTCACGTGTTCTCCTATACTATATATAACCTTCGGCAGTAATAGCGTGATCCGTGCTACATGACCGACGCTCTCGGAGCTTCGCCCTCGCAGTGGTACCACGCACAAACCCTCACTCCGCATTAGTCAACGCGACCAAGCCACAACCTGAGTCAAGACAACACTACGTCTTGCCTAGTGGGTTCTAGCTACGTCATCGTCTGCGACGCGTGATCGCCTCATCGAACCGCACTGATTAAGAAGGTGACTATGACTTGTGCTTCGATTCGACGCGATCCAAGCTACAGTCTGCGACGCGCTAACAATGTCTTAGCACGTTGCCTTCAGTCCATTCCAACGGCTAAGAAACCACACGTGCCTAAGACGAACCCCGACTGAGGCCATGCAACAAGGCTGGTTTAATCAGTCGGGGTTCACGACGAGCAAGCTCGGTCGGAGAGAAGGCTACTCAGCCCTTCCAACTGCCCAACAGAAAGATTAGTGGAATCGTTTGTGTCTCTCGTTCAAAAGCGAACGACGACAAAAACGATCTCGCCCTACGAAACGGGCGTTTTTGAATATAACCGAATCCCTTCGGGTGTCGTACGTTTTTGCCCCCGCGACGCACGTTAGTTTGCTGATTTGTCGCGGTGGCAAAAACACCCGAAGGAGTGCTTTCGTCTACCCTCTGCACAGTGCCTACAGCCGTTCGTCATGCTACTATCCGCGAAGTCCCTTCCAGAAGCCCCCAAAACCACCTCGCTCAGATGGCCAACCCGTCGCTTCGCTTTCTTGTCAAGGGACCGTGGGTCCCAGAACCTCAGATTCTTTCAACAAAACGAGCCGTTGTTTCGCAAACAGAAGAAGCGCGAACCAACCAGTTTTCTTGAAACAATCAGAGAACCTCGCCCACGAACCCTATGACAAGCCGGGCATTCGGTTCCTTTTTTAACTGTATTTAGTACACACTCTACCACCACATATCGAAGGAGCAGTAAGATGAGTGCATTAGACATGCCGAATTTAGAAGCTTGGGCTATCAATTACGACGTTCGGCTTCATTCCGATGTCAACCGTAAGCACTGGGCCAAGAGCGGTATCGTTGCCTTTGACGATAAAGACTCGGCCAATCAGTTTTATTCAGCCGCAGTTGCAAAGCATCACCGTGACTGCATCACGACTTGGAAGATCGACAGAGCGAAGGACCCGCTGTATATCATCTGCTTGATTCCCCGCTATGCTGAAGCATTAGAGCGTAGCAAGCCCTTAACAGAAAGATTAGTGGAATCGGCTCCTGTCTGCAACATTGCTTGGTCATCTCACGAAGGCCGGTAAGGAGTTTGCAATGCACTGGCTTGGGAGTTAACCCTCTCAGGCCAGTGCATTCCCGTGTAGTTAGTAGATGTTCACCATAACGAAGGAGTTTGCAATGCACTACATGATCTTCGACGGTAAAATCTTCCGGTTTCTTGAGCAAGATGTACACTTCTGGGTTCAGCAGTTACTTGGTGGGGTTATCCTACCATTGGAGTATGTCCACGGACTCAATTACGATTTGGAAGCTTGGTCTACCAATAACGAAGGACTTTAAGAGGAGAACTAAGATGGAGGAGTTTAGCATGGACAAAGTAGCTGGATGTGATGGTTGTGGTGAGAATGTGACTTACCGTGACCCTTATGGTCAGGTCGGACTTTTGGTTTGTGGAGAATGCAATGGTGGTCTAGCTATAGCTGGCCCCTGTGGAACGGCACGGCAAGCAGATGGCTCTTGGGATGATTCACCCGCTGATCCATTTGAGATAGGCTGCATGCTACTACTACCCCTCTTGACGGTTCTGAACATTGTCTGAGGATAGCACGGAGTAAAAAATTTTTTGGATTAGTGCAAAGATTGCAGGATATATACTGACATTAGACCTTGACTTGTCACTACAATATCCTTACATTTAGTATAGTTGGGTGGCAGATGTATCGAGCATCTGCCACCCCAATCACCACCACCACCACATGAAGGAGTAGCAAGCTATGGCGATCAAGAACAAGGTAGTCAAGTGCGACACATTAGCGCAAGCTTACAAGATGAAAGCGCAAGCGGATCTTCGTCCCGACATCCTGTCGGCATGGGTCAATCGGAAGGCCACCCCTTCGGGCAAGTTCGTCCTGACCTGTAAGTGCAAGGTAGTCGATCCTTCGGAGTATGGCATCGCGCAGCAGTCGAGCGTGTCGCAGCGTGTCGCGTTCCTCGCTGGTCAAGCTCGTAAGCATAGCGACAAAGCCAAACCGATGGCTACCCCGTCCATTCTGCTCGGCGTTGACTCCAGCCTGATGGATGAGGAGCAACACCGGATGCGGGCTTTAGAGCGGGCAATGTATCAAGATGATACACAGGCCAAACTCGCGTCTGAAATCACCATTGATCAGTATGGTGCCACCGGAACAACGCGCACCTGTCACTACATCAACGCAGTCGAGGCGAAGGATTTACGCAAGGCTGGCATCCGCTGGTATTACTACCGTGCGGACGCAGAGAAGGCGGCGCGGTCGTGGATCAAAGGTGCTACGCGCAAGGCGGGCAACTTCTGCATCGTCTGGAAAGAGGAGGAGATCTACTACCTCGCCTTCAACCGTTACGCAGTCGATGCGATTGACGGTAAGATATGCTGGATCTTCCGTAGGCACAAGCAACTCTCGCCGCTCGACATCGGCTGGTCCTGTGAAGACTCGGTCACTCGTGATCACTGTCACTGGGCCGTAGAGGCTACCGATCCCGCAAGCGGTAACGTGGTCACTTTTACCATTCCGGCCTATGAAGCTAATACGGCAGTCAAGCGCGTTTTAGATCGCTGTCCGGGCTTTCAGATCGTAGACTGCAAAGAGGTCGACTCCTCATGGGCCGATCATGTGCCATATGACACGGTCGAGAGCTTTCTCGTGGACGATTACGAACGCGATTATGACCCGCTGAACAATGACGTTGACATCAGCAGTGTCTCAAATCGACACGGTGCCACTACGGACAAGGGCACGTTCAAGCCCGACCAACTGTCGGATATGTCGGCGGCTGAAGTAGCGGAGTTGGTGCAGTCTTCGGCGGCATACGCTGAGGTCGAAGATATTAGCGGGGTAATGAGCTTTGACTCTTAACAAGTTGGAAGCGTAGCATTTAATAAGGGGGGCTGGTGCTGAGGACACCTATTAAGGTGGAACATCACTCGGCACTGGCTCCCCTTTTTTGCTGGACCACAGGTCCCGCTCCTGCGGGGAATTAGAAAAAGCCACTCGCAACAGCATTAGAAAAAGCCACTCGCAACAGCACCCCACAGTAACACCACACAAGGAGAACCCTACCCCCCCATAATTGATTACAGGCACTGCAACAGCACCCCCCTTCCTCGCCTTACCGACCCGCACGGGTGGCGGGGATGAGGGATATAATAAATAGCTTCTGCTTCCTTACCCGAATACTAACTGCGAGTGCTCGAGCGGGTGGGTGCGCCGCGCCGCTCCTAAAGCATCTTCAATCCTCAAGCGGTTAGCGTGGCAAGGAGCTTCGATCTCAGGTCGGTGCAGACCCGTGAAAAGATTGAAAGATGAGCAAAGGGAAAAGCTCAGGATCAGAAGATTAGGAGCGAGCCTCAAACTTCCCTCTTGCTAAGGTTGGGGGCGGGGGAACAACGTATAAACCTTATTTCTAACATTCGGCTTTTTAGCTCGGTCTACACGCCAGTGCATGACCCGTTAAAAGATTGAAAATACTCCCTCATTACCTGCGTCCTACTGGGGAGTTGAGGCGCGTGCAGAGACTCTGCGAGATGGGTAATGAGGAGTGAGGCGAGGGGGGCTTGTTCCTGTGGCACGGGGAGCTATCAAATGATAGTTGGTGCTGCAGCCCCCTCGTCTTTTTGTGGAAAGGGAGCAGGCGGCAACGACTTTCAGCTAACCCTTCCTTCTTAGCTGATGAACACGTTATCTCATCCGAGATCAACTGCGTTGTTTGACGAAACTCACAGTGCTGTGGTGGCATTGGCCTGTCTCCCAACACCCCCCAAGATTGAGCTACGAATAAACCTCGTTTGAAACTATACAGTCCAGTGCAATCCCCGTGAAAAGATTGAAAGGAGAAAAGATATGACAGGAGAGTATAACCGTATCCAGCATATACACCGCGATGTGATGGAAACGAAATACGGTGTGCAAGAACTTCGGAGAGAGCTGCAGTATTTAGATAAGAAGCTGAACGCTCTGATGTTCGGGCCGCAACAAGCCTATATGGATGAACTCCTAAAGAAAGAAGAGGAGAAGAATGAACAGAGAAAAGCAGGCTGATAAAATCTTAGAGTCTCTAATTGACGGAGCAACCATCACCCCGTCAATGGCAATGAATGAGTGGCGGTGCTATCGGCTCGCCGCAAGGATTAAAGACCTCAGAAACGAAGGCCATCAGATCGTCACGGACAGGATACCTATTAGCCACGGATATGTAGCGGGCTATAGAATGGTTAAAGCTGCTCCGGTGCAGGACCCGTGAAAGATTATGAAAGAAAAGAGAGAAGAAAGGACATGGGAAAAGCTGAAAGATTGCAGTGCATGTCCTTGGTTTAAGCTATATCAAAGAGATCCAGATAAGGCACAAACGATGTGTCCTGAGTGTGGATTTCGATTTACACAAAGGAGTATTCGGCATGAACGGAGTTAATCGGCAGACTTTGATTGGTCACTTAGGTAGTGACGTTGAATTGAAGACCCTTCCTTCGGGTGATCCGGTAGTGAATGTAAGTATTGCCGTGACGGATACCTGGAAAGGTAAGGATGGCGAAGAGCAGAAGAACACCAACTGGTTCAAGCTCGCCATCTTCAAGAAGCCAGCAGAAATATGGGAGAAGCATGCCTTTAAAGGGCAGAAGGTTTTCGTAGAAGGACCAACGCGCAACCGCTCCTACGACAATGCAGAAGGCGATAAGGTGTATGTCTCCGAGGTCCTTGTTCGGGACTTCCAGTTTCTCACATGGAAAGATGATGTGACAGCACAGGTCGGAGAATCACAGCCAGCCTTTGGTGGTCCCGTAGCACCCGAATCAACAGGCAATGATGGACTTCCCTTCTAAGGGTCAGCATTAATGAGTGTGTTGACCTTGGTCTGCTTGTCCGGTTCCCCTCGCCGGATGAGCAGACCTTTTCTTTTTGGAGATTACACCATGCAAGCGATGAAGGATAAGATGGATAGCTATGACGAGTCTGTTGAATTAGAGCAACGACTAGCACTTGCAGATGATCATGTAAGAGGATTGCAGAAAGATTTAGTGTGGGCAAGGGCTGTGATTGAGCATCGCAACGAACAGATCCAGCGCATACTTGGAAAGAAGGCGAGCTAATGTTTTGCACCGAGGATATATGGAAGGCCACCGATCAGTGGTGGGAAGGTGGACCTGAACCCAAAGAGTGTGAGGGTTGTGATGGGCAAGTGGAAGATGAGTTAGCTGATGACAGTGAGTTCTGCGTGGAGTGCTTAGAGATAGCGGAGCATGTAGGATGAGCCTCACTAAACGATTCTTCTCTACGCTATTAGAGCTTGAAGTATACATAGATTGGGCAGAAGAAAACAAAGAGACAGCAAAGTTTTATGTCGGTGGCGTTGATGTCAGCGAGTCATTAACGTCGAGCGAAAAAGAAGACGCATTCAAACAGATGGAGGAAAGTTATGAGCGCAGTATCAGATCATGAGGTGGAAGTAGAGCAGGCTCGTGTTGAAGTGGATCACCTCAATCGCATACAGGTGGGTGATGACATTGGCGAGAATGAGCTTTGGAATCACGCAGGGTCAGTCGAGGTAACTTATGATGATCTTCGACAGATCCCTACGCCAGAAGACACCGCTACTTACACGGCGATAGGTCATGCGGATATGGCCGAGACCTTATACAAACACGCAGATCGGCTGATGGCGCCGAAGGACTTCTATCTGGCAGGGCAGAAGTATCTGGTGAGTAAGAATGGGGATCGCATGTTCTTCATTCACTCCTACCGCAACGGTGACACGGGCATGCAACTGGCACTGGCGGGTCGCAACTCCCTCGACAAGTCTATGCTGGCCGCGATTGCAGTGGGTGGTAAGGTTATCGTCTGCGATAATCTCGCTATGATTACTGAGGATGGTATCACAATCATGCGAAAGCATAGTGGGAATGCACGGAATCACCTGAATGATCAGATCATCTTGGGCATGGTCAAGGCTACTGATAACTGGGATGATATGCGCCGAGATCGGGATTTCATGGTAGAGACTAAGGTCGATCAGCACCACGGATATCGGTTGATGGGTGAAGCAAAAGCTTTGACGGCTAATAATAAGTCTGCATCGAAGAGGTTACTGTCATCTAATAAGGAGTGGTCGGCAGCACAGTCGTATTGGGAAGATCAGAAGCATGAGTATGAGGGAGGCAACCGCACCCTATGGGCGTGGTATAACTCCTTCACCGTGGACATGAAGAGTCTTAAGCCAGAGTTGCAACTGGCACAGCACTCGTCGCTTCATGCCGTAGCAATGAACTCAACCTTACACCGGAAGTTAGGTGGTGATGAAGAGGTTAGCGAGGGACATCGGTTCGGCCAGATCATAGAGGATTTAACAACCAACAGGGTAAGCGATGACTGATCCTGATTATGTGCCAAGCTCCACCCCTCGTCGGGCATTGACGAGGGGTGCGGTTGAGCGGGCCAGTAAGATATATGCTTCTGTAAGCCAAGCGGCAGGGTCATTGGGCGTTCACTCATTGACATTCAAGAGGGCTTTGGAACGCTATGGAATCGCGGGGCCGAAGAGTAAAGACCGCTACTCTTTGGCCCCCATAAAAGCAAAGATGGGAAGGAATGGAGACTGGGATGGATGGGCGCGTCTATCTGCTGCGGTCGTAGCAAGTTCATTCCATGAGATCCAACGACTACAGGAGGGTATCAATGAAAGGCATTGCCGTGAGAAGGATCGGGATGAAAAGCAATCGGATATAGATACTATCGTTAGGGCATTGAAGAACCCCTTGAATCCGTTTGTAGTGTATCTGGACTGTAAGGGGCATCATATAGACGACGCGCACATAGAGAGAGCATTGGAACTCATCAAGGAAAAGGTTGAGGGAAAGGGAGTTGACCTATGAGTATGACACGGCAGCACTTCAAAGAGATTGCAAGCGAGTTAAAGCGTGTCTCGGCAAGTCATGAGACATGCGTTGCAATGGCCCGTGCTTGCATGAGATTCAACCCGAACTTTGCTGTGTATCTATTCTTCTGTGCTTGTGGAATTGATGCGGATGAGGCGAGTAGTTTAAAGGATGACTTCTTAACGGAGTGGGTTGTGTAAAGGGAGAATGATATGAGCGATAAACAGTATTGGGATTGCGACCATTGCGATGAACGATATCCGTTGTCAGGATACACGCAATACGAATGGGAGGAGGTTGATGGTGAAGTGTATTGGCTTTGTTGTGTTTGCTATGATGTTGCTAGGCAATTCAATGACGAGCCTAATTCTCAGTTGAAATCATATAGGTTCCGGATCAGGAGGAGTGGAGCTACATATAGGTTCCAGATCCAGATTAAAAAGGAGACCGATATCTCAGGTGCGTAACGACAATGTATTGACATTACAACTTACGGAGGTTATATTATGAGGGGCAGAGTAATAGATAAAGCATTCGCTGTAGTGACGGTGGTGTCATGTTCTTACATCGTCATTCATGTCTTCATCCCTTTTCTAATGGAGGTCTTTGGTAATGGAGGACATTAACGTAGAACCAACAAGGCCCCACGCTGGCCGCGCAGTAGATGGAAGTGAGAAGCCTATCGTTGATGCGATCCAAGCGGAGGAAGCAATTGAGTATGTTCTCTACTGGGAAAAAGAAAAGGAGAAAGTTAAGGCTCATGTGGAAAAGCTCAGAGGTAGGGCTGATAAGTATGAGATGAATGAGAATGCTCGGATTGACCGTAAGATACAGTATCATACCGACAGGTTGAGGAACTTTACGGTTGATGAGATCAAGCATAAGAAAGAAAAGTCAGTCAACTTAGCGACAGGCACATTGAGCCTAACAAAGAGGCAGCCAGAGATTACCATCTTCCAAGAGATTGAATATAGGAAGTGGGTATCAATGCAGGTAGCGCATCATGGAATGCGGAATGATGACTTCTACACCATCAAGGAACCAGTTGAAGGTAAGATCAGTAAGGAAAAGCTGAATAAGTATTTCAAGAAGACCGGAGAGATCCCCCAAGGGGTGCAAGTGGAACACCACGAGGACACCTTTAAGGTTGAAGGATTGGATTGACATTGCATAAATAGGTTAAGTGTAATACATTCATCATTACACCCCAAGTAACTCTATGTAATGGAGGTTAATGATGAGTAATTCTAAAGACGGAGATAGGAAGACGCATATCATGCAGATCCGTATCCCCGGAACTTTATGGAAGAAGTTTCAGATACTATGTGATCAGTCGGATGCCACTCCATCTGAAACTGTTAGAGAAATGATTCGTAATGTTGTTCGTGAGTCCCGTAATCTTGATGCTCTACTAGCGGAACACGAACAGAACATAAGAACGAGAATGAAATCCCCTGCTGAAGTCGCGTCTGAGACAGCAACTAATCTCAAGAAAGATTCGGTGAAGTGGGAGGACCCCCCAAACTAAGGAGCAGTATGCCTAATCTTGCTACGTATTATTCTCCCACCTCTATAGATGATGCGGTGCGCGTATCATCTGCCCTTGCTGCGTCGGGTATGTTCCCCGATGTCAAGAAACCTGAGCAAGCTTTCGCTAAGATGATGGCGGGAGCAGAGCTTGGGTTCGGCCCCTTCGCTGCGCTCAGTGGTGTTGATATTATACAGGGAAGGCCAGCGATCCGCGCTAACTTAATTGCTTCAGCAGTCAAAGCTAATGCCAAATACGACTTCCTTGTGAAAGAACATACTGAGACTAAATGCACAGTAGAGTTCTTTGAAATCTTTGGAAGTGGAACGTTGAGTGAACGGCACAGTATTGGCACATCAACCTTCACAATGGATGACGCAAAGAAAGCTAGTCTTACCAGCAAAGCTGTATGGAAACAATATCCACGCAACATGCTATATGCCAGAGCAGTAAGCAATGGTGTGCGCTGGCATTGCCCTGATGTATTCCACGGATCAACAGTCTACACACATGAAGAGTTAGGGGCTGAAGAACCTATTGAAGTGGAGAGTATTGTGATCCAAGAAGACAAGCCGACAGAAAAAGAAAAAGCAATCGAACAAGTAGTTGATACATTAAATGGGGATGTCGAAGAGCCGCCGCCTACCCGTGACATAGGTGAGCAGTCCAATCGTTTCTATAGATTTCTGGAAGCGATGAAGGCTGAGAAAGCCCGCATCGGTGTGCCGCTATACTATAGTGTGCTTCGTGAGCATGGATTAGACAAGAGTAATAGCGTTGGCAAGATGGACTTTGCTAAGATGGGTAAGGTCTATAGTGCCGCTAAGGAATGCGGTGACTACCGAGAAGAAGATTACTCTTGGCGTAGGACATTAGACTGTGTTGAAAGTCGACGAATGCGCCGAGCAGAGAAAGAGAAAGTATCTTCTATTGCCGATATATTAGGTGGTATTATTAATCAACCACCATTACTAGATGAGGTCGACAGTGCGGATGACCTTAGTGTTGGATACGAACCCGAAGACAGGGAGAAGATAGTTACTAAGTTCAGCTCAGAGTATTACCAAGCAGATTAATTCCCTAAGCCGAGTGATTGGAGTGGGCTAATCCCTCCAGTTGCTCGGCTTTTTTTATTCTCATCTGGATCATACTTCTTGAGGCCAGTGAAGTATAGCCAATCATACTTCTTGCCCTTTAGTAAGTTGCCCATATCAATCTCCTCTCCGTAAAGCCTCCTCACCGTAGATGGAAGAGCAAAGGACTGTGCTGCGCGCAGTGCCTTGTGGTTTGCTTGCTCCATCCCCCCATCAATCAGCGAAGTCATCATCCCCGTTACCTTAGTCATCGTGTCACCGAATGGACCCATAAGATTCTTTACCACGGAACCTGGGAGACCGTAGCGGCCGCTATCTTTTACCATATCAGCGGGGATGTCATAGGCTGGTGGCGTTGTGCGATCACTGATGTTAGTACCCGGCAAGGCATACGCCCCACCACCGATTAAGGCGAAGTAAGCAATAGCATGCTTAGCTAAGGGTGCGTAGTCATCTGAATTACTAAACCTCTTACCATCATGCCCCTTCGTCAGTGCCTTGGCTACTAAGCCGAGGGTGAAGTCCGTCTGGTGCATGGGGTATGACTTGAACATAAGAAACAAGCGGCCCACTGGACTGCGTAGGATAGGTGCTGTCCCTGCACGGGAGAATGAGAAGTGGGTTTCTTCTACCAGTTCACGAGCCTTATGTAATGAAGCACCGTGTCCATCACCCATCTCTATATACTCTTTATAGGCGGCGAGTAATGTGGTTTCACGGTTGACCTCTTCCGAATACTTGGCAATGAACATGGACTTGTCTTGTAGATACTTGAGCGATCCCGCTGGCCCATCAAGGAACTCTTGCTGCCTACCTACATCTCTACTTATACCCGACTCAGCAATGAGATCGGATATATTACGTCCGTTAAACGTCTTGTCTTTACCCACGCCGAAGACCGTGTGAGCATAACCCCAAGCTACATTCTTAGCCTTTAGCATCGCCAGCACATTGGTTAGAATCTGTGTCTGGTTAATCATACCATGTGCTATATTCAACCCTAGCTTAGCTACGATTTGTGTGCGGTATAAAAAGTTAGAAGTAGATGCGGCCATGTACGGGTTATTCGCTGCATTGCGGGTATCGTCTATACGCTTAGCTAGTACGCCACGTATCTTCTTGAGTGCGGCCTTCTCCTTCTTATCGCCCGTGACACGATCCCTCAAGCGAGTCATGTCATCCAACTCATTGAGCCACTTGCGTGATTCGAACATTAACTCAGAGTCATTAGGATTCAGTCGCGCACGTTGTAGTATAGCCGCGTCCTTACCACCAATGAACCCTACCAGCCGATCTACAGTAGAGTTAAAGACATGACTATCACTAAAGACATGGGCTACCTTTTGTCTAAAATCAGTAGGCATACCCATTGCATAGCGTAGGTATTTAGATAAGTCCTCTGCGATGTCTTGGTTGCCTTCGCTTACGAGCTTAAGCATTGCACTGCGCCCATGCTGTGCTATCTTGTCATTCGTAATCTTAGCAGACGCACCACGGATATACATACTCATGACTTGCTGGTAGTCATGCTCAAAGTGATCAAGGTTCGCTTCGCGCTTACGCAAGTGCCTGAACCCACGGCTCGGTGCTTCCGGTGATTCAATGGGTGCATCTGCCCCGAAGTCTTCCATCATAGATTTGAGCTTGCGGTTGGATGCGTTATCCATCGTGTTGCTTACCGAGGCCGCAACGTATTCGCCCGACCTATCAGAGAAGATATGAGGGATGTAGTAAGAGATACGCTTATTTTTCCCCAACCCTAAGTCATCTGCTATGGAGTTAGTCAGGCGAAGGTGCATGTCAATAGCTTCATTGATGTTGGGATTCTTAGCCATCGAAGGGTATGCTTTGATAGCAGTTGCCCTTGGCGCACCGTTGTTCATGTCCTCAACGACATTAAAGAAGTCATAGAATAACTTCTTCGTGTCTTCCTTTTTAATATCACGCTGCACTTTACCAGAAATCTGGTCTAGTATGTTGGCATTGTGCGGGATGCCTGTAATAAGCTCTTCGATGTTCTGTAAGGTATCTCCCCCCTGCACGTAGTCCATCCACTTACCTTCCAACGACTGCTTCTCTACGGTCAGTCGGACGGTGTTACGTATAGCCATTGCACTCATAGGGTGTGAACCAAAGCCAAGGACCTTGCTCGTTGGCACCCAGAACTTACGGAAAAGCGTATGCAGTGGGCCTCGCGCCTTACGCTGCACATCTTCTGGTATCTCCATGTCGGCGTACTCTTGCAAGGGTGGGTTCTGCACGGGATCATTACCGAACCTTCTGCTATTTCCAGCCTCAGCCATGCGATCAATGTCGTTTATTGCTCGGCTATTTCTCCTCGTCTTCACTGTAATAAGGTCTTCCGTAAGCCGATCAATGTGTTCGTTCGCACTTGCAACTGTAATGTTATCAGGTAGAAACTCCAGCGAGTGCATCTCGTTCAGCGTATCATCTTTCCTAATGGCATTAATTAAACCAGCTAGCCTCTCTCTCTGTTCAGCGGTAGCGGGGGATGCGCCGCCGACCTGAGTGGGGGTAGAAGTGAAGGGAAAGTTACTAGGCTCTATAGATTCCGCAGCTTCTTGAATGGGCCTGCCAGTGACACTGATCTTCCACCCCTTCGATGTCCTATACCACCGATCTTTCCCTGTCTTGTCATTGCGTATCATTACCGCATCCTCGGCGGTATCAACGACAGTCCCTTCGATGGTCTGCTTGGCACTAGGCGAGATAGCTCGGCCGATCGCGCCCATATCGTCGGGCGAAAATTCCGAGTGTTGCTGTAGGGCGTTCGACCTTTTGATCCCTAACTTCTCATCGGTCTTCTCTGCAAAGTTATTATGATTACGGTTGCCTTCCTCAAAGCGAGGCGTTTCAGTTGGGTTCTCTGGCTTATCTATAACTGCAATACGCTTGTTCTTTTCCTTAGCCTTAGCCCTAGTGTCTAACGCCAACTTGTTTACCCAGTTCTCATAAGCCGCCCTGCTTGTATCAACTTCGTAATTAGCAACCCCTGAATTTTCAGCCGCCACCACTTTCTTCTTTGCATCTTCCGAACCTCCATACCACTTCTTCCAAGTGAGGTAAGGGTGGCGAAAGTGTTCGATCTCATGGGTGACAACAAAATCTCTTAGGTCATCTATCGTATCAAAGCCACCCGACACGCCGTAGACACCACCCTGAGAATGCTTGTAGCTATCGGGATTATCGTATAGGGATTTAAGATTCTGCTCATCTACGAAGACCACCTTCTTTGGGTTATTACCAGCGGTGACTCGGACAGTCCCTACGATGTTGTCTTTTAAAGATCGTTTGTTGTTGAAGTATATCTCTCCATCCCACTCACCTAAGCCTGTATTGCTTTTGATTGCAGTAAATTCTTCTACAGGAAAAGACTTGCCCTCTCTTCCGAAAGACCACCCCGTCTTAGGCGAAATGACATTAGAATCAGGTAGGATAATATCATCAGCCCGACCACTCTCCTTGTTGTGCCGTAGTACTGCCGAATCATTCATCGACTCCATCTGCTTTACCGACTCACCATCAGTAAGGGCCATAGTTACCCTGTCAGGATCGTCCATCGCCCGCACATCAATAGGCATCTGATCGAAGTCAGGCGGCACACCCGGTACAAGAGACTCTCCGTAAGCGTCCGTGTTACTAAGGATCTCCTGTGCGCCACCATCTGGCGCATCTAAGTCCATCTGGTTCTCTAGCTCAGTCTTTACTTCCTCCCGTATAGTGTTGCCCTCTTCTAATATATTGTCTGTGCTGCCTACCCCCGGCACCTTACGTCGTGCCAGATACTTCATCACTTTACGACCTAATATCTCTGACCCAATACCCAGTGCCATCCACTCAGCAAAAGAGTTATCTAATTCAGATAGGTCATCTGCTCTATAGGTATGAGCCAATGAACCAAGGACAGCTTCTGGTGTCGAAGCGGCCGCTATCTCGGAGACCTTGCCTACTATACCAGCACTCTTACCTGTGATACCCCGCTTTAATAGAGAGTCAACTACACGCTTGCCAACTGGAACACCCACGCGCATACCAGTTTTAAACAAAGCACCGCCACTAGCCATACCGCCCAGTAGCCTACCCGCTTCCCTCGCTGGCTGCACTTCGCCAAGCAAGGGAAGGTCTACGGTGCCAGCATCCTTACCATACTCTTCAAGGTCCACTAGCCCATAGGTAGCCCCTTCGGGTATACCCGCTGTAAAAGCTGCAATATTATCTTGTATTGTATTAGTAGGATCTTCAAATTCAGAGACATCATACCCTCTCTGTTTGAACTTGTCCAAAAATTGATCTTTGCGGAAAGGTCGCTTAGCTACATACTCAGCAATCTTAACCTTGATCTCATCAGGTAATGGATTTGCCATTATTACGACCCTCCCCTGCCATAAAAGTCTGTAGTAGTAGGTGATGGGGTATATGGTCGAATACCAGTAGCATCTTGAAAGGATTGAGTCTCTGCATCAGGGCTAAAGTTATGGAAAATATCGTCTCTTAGGCCGGGGAAAGCTCGCCCATCCTTATAGAAAGATCCGTCCCATTTATTTTGATACCCACCTCCTTCAGCACTCGGCTCTTCTTCGCCCCCACCAATATCAGGCTCCCCCTCCGTGGTCGCTCCTGCTTTTTTATCAAGAAACTTAAACATTTCCTCAAATATTCTATTTTCTTCCTCATCGGCACCTGCACTAAGGGCATCCATAAACGTAGACATAATAACCTTGGCGATTGCCTCTTTCTTTTTATCTTCCATGTCGATCATGCCATTGTCTTCAAGAGCTTTAATAACTTGAGGTATTGTTGCAGCAACTTTAAGGTTTAAACCATCGGCCTTCGGCTCGCTTCTAGTCCACGCCTCTTTACCCTGTGCCGCTAAGTAAGGATCAAAAACAAAAGTCTGCCCATCGTTTTCAAAGACCTTATACCTTCCTGACTCTATCTGAAGCTTATCAATATCTAAGCCCTTGTCTTTGAAATACCTGTCCCATACCGCTACCTGTTCATGTAGGGTCTGGTTTCTCTCTTGGATAGTAAGACTCTTCTCTGCAAGTTGATTTTTCAAAGTGCCTAAATGCCACTCGTCAAGCTGTCCTTGTTTTGTAATATCTTCAGTTGCCTTGTTGTGTCGCACTACCTCATCGACACGTTTTTCGTCAACGCCAACGCTCCGTGACTTAAGGGCTAGTTCCTGTCCTTGAGGACTGTTCGGATCAAAGGCATACTGGCTTGGGTTGAACTGATAGGGGTCCGGCTTACCATAGTTCTGACGGAGCATATCCATGATACCCTGCTGTGGCGCACCTCCCTGCGTTGCCGAAGGATCTGCTTGAGGACGATACCCCGACATCATCATTATGCGATTCATCTCGTTCTCAGACTCAAGGTTCTTCTGCTTTTGTGCCTCGGCCTGCTGCTGTGCTTGGCCTAAGACTCCGAAGATTCCACCTATCATTATCCTTTACCCCTATCGAAATGCTGGTTGCTGTATAAGATTATTAAACATACCGCCACCCTGTGCATACAGTGCGTTTGCAAGGTTCCCCTGCGATTCAGCCGCCGAATTGTAACCCTGTATCGCCGCCCCTATATTGGGCTGAACCGAATTACCTAATCCAGCTAATGAGTAGCGTAACCCCTCGTCCCGCTGGCGTTGGGGTTCGTAGTAACTCGCCTGTAGCTGGTTCATGTAATTGAGATAGTCATTGTTAGCATTGCGCTGTAACTGATCTTGCATCCCCATCTCCTGATAGACCCTACCCTGTTCGCCGCCAAGGGCAGAGGAGAGGTCTTGCAGTCTACCACGCGACATCGACTCATCAAGGCCAGCCGCTTGCATCTGGAACTGACTCTGCACTGCTGTCTTGTCTCTGGCGCGACCCTCTTCTACTTCGCGTATTGCTGCGCGGTAAGCTGGTGATCCGAGATCATCCGTGACAGCAAACTGGTTCTTTACTCGCTCAATAGCATCGTCGTAATTCTTATCAAGGGAACGCTCTTGGCCGTTAAGAATCTCATTCTGTCGTGTGTCGTAAGGATTGGCCCCACCTACACGGTTCAGGACATTCTCAATCAACGGGACTCGCATGGCTCCCGTGTAATCTTGGATGGCAGGCATATCTAGTACGGGGTTCGCTATCTGCTGGTCTGTAAAACCCTGATTAGTCGACCCCTGCCAATCAACATTCTTATTGGCATCCTCCATCGTTGAAACAACAACGTCATCATAGTCAGCAAAGCCCGTATTGATCTGCTTCGCTATGTCATCAAGATTCCCTGAGCTAACCAAGTCCGTCATGTCCATCTGGTTAGGCATAATCCCCTCAATGTCACCAAGGGTAGGGATAAGGTTTTGAAGGTTACGTATCTGACCTTCCAAGGCACTCATCCAAGCGTTATTGCCACCTAACTGACTATTTATTCCTGTTATTCCAGCCGTTAGTGGATCAACCATCTGACCAAATTGATCAGTGAACGTATCACTTAAAGAGCCGATGTCCCTCCCAAACTGATCGCCCATATTCATCATACCTGTATCGAAGCGATTGCCCATGTTCGTCATGTCTTTCCCGAACTGACTCCCCATATTCCTCAGTCCGGTATTAAACCGACTCCCCATGTCCATCATGCGGGTATCAAAACGATTACCCATATTAGAGAGACCCGTGCTGAACTGACTCCCTAAATTGTCCATGCCTTGATTGATTAAACCAAACTGACCCATCTGCTGAGAGTTACCAAACAGTTGGTCGTTCATCCCCGTTATACTATTGTTTAACCCTCCAAAGCCTTGCCCGACTTGCTGGCCCAACCCTGCAAAGCCAGCCCCCATATTGGCACCCATGTCACCCATGACACCGCGATTGCCTTGCGCCCCGTATCCATAAGCACTTGGATCGCCAAAGAGTTGGTTGTTATACCTTGCAAGCTGACCACCTATTTGGTCGAAGCGGCCCCCCATATTGGCAAAGTTGTTGTTCATTCCACCAAAACCAGATTGGCCGAACATATCCTTATTCAACGAACCCAGTTGACCGCTTATTCCCTGTTGATTAGTGAGTGAATCAGCCATGCCCTCTTGCATGGCACCCGAATTGGCAGTGTATTGGTTGTTGAACCGATCAAACGAATTGCCGAAGTCTGAAAACTGATTGCCAAGTCCCGCTATGCCCGTATTAACATTGCCTAAATTGGCATTGATATCACCTACATTGCGATTGATACCGCCGATGTTATTATCTATAGCATTAAGACGTGGATCAAGTGCATCGAACCCTTGATTGATTTGCTTGTTTGTGTAGTTGAACCCATCCCCCACGCCCTGCATGAAGTTGCCTTGGTTCTGCCCGAACTGTTGCTGGTTCGCAAGGATGCTATTAATACCCGAAGCGTTAGGGTTGCCTTGGTTTGCTAGTGCCTCATTTAATTGATACTGGTTTACCCCACCACCCTGCACATTCACATCGGGTGTGGCTACGGATATATTTGGACTGAAAAAGTTAGGGTTACTTTCAGCCCACTTGGTCATTGCTGCACCGAAGTCGAATGGTGCGGCAGTGATAGATTCTCCTGTAGGTTGTGTGGCTCCGGTAAAAGGTTCGCTTGTAGGGTTGAGGAGATGCGCACCAGGAGCATTGTTTGTAATGTCAATCCCCGGTCCAGTATCAATCCCCGGTCCAGTATCAAAAAGCCCCGTATAATTTGTTGGGTTATCACCAGATAACCCAGGGAGACTCAGGTCTGTCAAATCAACTCCCGGTCCAGCTTCAAAGGTTTCAGGTAAGCCAGATTGCATACTAAAACCCGGAATCCTACTTGCTCTTTCTCCAGTAGGATTCCAAGCACCTAGTCCTGATACTGTGCTTTCAGTCCGAGATTCCCCCGGAGCAAGACCGTCAACGGTAAAAGTATTCTTATAGCCAGTAGCAAGGTCGTAAGCATTTGGTAGCTTAGTGTTGTAAGTCCGGCCTGCATTGTTAGATGAGTTGACGGGATCGGAGGGAGTTACGGAAAAGTCTCCGGTGCTTGTGTCAAAGAGAGCGCCACCCCCTGCATTCTGGCTATTGACATTATTTGCATTGTCAGTCTCGCCAAAGTCAGCCATCTTATAGCTAGGAAGCTGGACATCCTTACCGCCATAGAGATCATTTAACTGAGTGTCATTCAGGCTAAGTCCGTGCCTCTTGAGTGCCTCAGATCGCATCTGATCTCGGCTCATCATTAGAAACTCATTACCGAATAAACTACTTGCCCTTGGCATTTTCTTTTACCCTTGTCGTTGTTGCTGTTGTGCCATCAAAGCCATCTGGTTTTGATGTGCGATCTTCTGCTGTTGCTGTGCTATTATTTGCTCCGGTGTCATGCTCATTGAATTCTGAACATTGGCCCCACCTTGACCCTGCGCTAGTGCGGGTGCCATATTTGCACCCGCAAGGTTTACCCCCGCTGGACGGAAGGAGCTTTCCCCTGAGACACCTGGCACTCCAGCCCGTTGTAGGTTTTCATATGGATTAGAGAACTTGATGCCCTGTGGCATAAAGCGAGGCATCTCCTGATTCTGTCGTTCCGCCAAAGACTTCAACAGGTCGGCGCGGAATGGTTGCTCCACCCCAAACTGACTCTGCTGCATCTTAAGCTGTTCGTTTGAAATCTGAGCCATCATCTTATCATACTCAGACTGCTTGCCTTGTGCTTGTGATCCAGTAAAAGCAGACCACAATGACCCCAGTGCGGGAAGCCCATACTGTAGTCCATACTTAGCGATTGTTGCTGGATCTGGCATTACGTCACCTCCAATTCAAGGAACTCTTCTTTTTCTTCATACTGAGCTTTGATCACGTTGCGCCTGTCATGATCTCTTTTCAACGTGTTACTACTATCCCACACAGCTTTCTTTAGGGCGAGGAGTGCTTTGATCTGCTCCTCCCTTAAATGATTTATTGTATTCGCTGGCGTACCGGTATTGTCTTCTTGCTGAACAGCCCCCACTGTCAAGAAATCATCCAATGACTCTTGTTGAGCGACATGCTGAGTGCAGTTCTTCCACTGGCCTAAACCAGCCTGTAAGCGAATGATTAACTTCTCAACCTTTTCAATTGTAGCAAGGTCAAGTTGGTGCATTCTCTCGTCTAAAGTATATACGTCTTTCATACTTTCCTCAGTGTTTGTCTGTTGCGAATGTAATCTGCACGTTCTTCCTGTGGACTAATGCCGACATTACAGAGGACGCTCGACTCGGCTGATGTCCCAGACTTGACCACATGAACGACTAGCCAGCCCAAGTCTCCTGTGTCGGTGCTGTTCAACTGGACTGTATACCAACCATTGCCTACTTCAGCCCAAGCTCCATCGCTTGCACTAGCAAAGGATGCTCCGTTCTTACTGATGGTTATCGTGGGCGATGAAACGCCTGTCTCCAACGTAGACAGGTCCGTCCCATCAACCAACAACACAGGCACCTTCTGTTCAGCAACGCCATGCGATAAGCGTATTTGCCCATTGTGATACCCGACTTTAGCCATTACTCTTCCGCATCTTCATCTCTTGGATCAACTCGTTCGATGAGCAATTCAAGTTGATTAATCGCCCCCGAATGTGCTGTTATAGCTTCCTTGATCTCATTCATTTTAGTTATGAATGAGTTATGCTGCTCGACAAGACCATCTCTGTCTGAGTTACGTGCTTGTAGATCATCTTTTAACTGCTCAAGCGTGAGGTCGCTCATGATTACTCCTATGATAAATGGTTAGTAAAAAGTTGACGTATGAAGTTTACGCCAACGGATAATCCAGCAACGGTATACGGTACTACCTCAATAGCAGTAAGAGCAGTAGGCATATACCCCAAACCGACAATAACACTATACAGAGCAGCACCAACTCCACCCACCGCAAAACCTTTCGTAATTTTCGCAGCTTCTGTTTTGCCGATACCAATTTGAACATATCGAATAAGTAAGTCTTTCATTGGGTTCATCCCTTTAGTCTTCGCCATTGGGTGTGTGTCCGTTTGGACCTTCAGACGCTTTCCAATAATCCTCCGAGTCCAGCTTCTCCAGCGGCTTTTCAATCCGCATACTCGCTAATGCCGTATTAGCAACCGCCAGCTTAGTCCCGCCAACCAACGTCCCGTGGCGGTAGGTATATAGATAAAACACCGTCTTCGTTAGTCCTACTCGCGCTATGCGTCCGGGTCTACCGTCCACGATGACCACATCGTCCTCATCGTAGTCACTTCCAAAGAACACTTGCAGCCCTGCTACGCTCTGCTCTATCGAAGACTTGAACAACAGTAGGGCAAACGCTACAACGAATATCCACGCATACTCACTGATGATGTGAGCGAGTCCACTCTGCGCTCCGAACTCTACGAGTGCGTCAGCGGCTGTGGTCTCCATTCCTCAAGCCGGATCGCGCGGCGGTTGCATGTTACGCAGATTCCAGTGCGGTGATCTTGGCCTCTGCTGCTTCGAGGCGGGTCTGTAACTCTTGGACGACTTTGAGTCCAATCTGAGACAATACAGAATATTTTGCACTTTTCGTCGTGGTGCCTAAGTCAATCAACTCCTTTTCAGTTACCTCAACTTCGTTGCCGTCTAAGTCAGTCGTATATGTCGGGTTGCCGTCCTCGTCCAATACAGGTACTTGACGCTCTTCGGTGTCGTTAGACTCAGAAACCAGACCGGGAAAAACCGTCTCCAACTCTTGGGCTACTACTCCGAATTGCGCGGGTGCATCTGCGTCTACAAGGACATCGTCTTTGCGGCGAAATTTACGAAAACGAACGGCTTTGAAATCGTCCCAATAGTCCCTCGCATCTACAATGTCTTGCTTGATTTTAATGTCTGAAATTGCTCCATATGAATTGTTGGCATTAGTGGCATTGCCATTCGTGGCTACGATAAAACGCTCACCAGCATTGTCATGTAAATAAAGAAAATATTCTGAGGTGGTGCCCGTCACGCCCCCCGTCATTTTCATCGACAATCCGCGAGGAGTCGAGGTAGCGGAGTTCTGTATGTCCATCGCCCCCCCATCACTTTTCACGGCCTTGACACTTAATGCGCCATCGGCGGCGATCCGCATACGCTCGGCGGCGTTGACATCAAATTGCATATAATCACTTGAATGAACGTAGCGGATAAAGCCAATATCGGCATCGTCAGCATCACCAAAATAGACTCCGCTGACGTTGCCCGCCGCAGTTAATAGAGATAACCCCACGTTCTGACTATTCTCTACAATCAGATCGTCACCATTAACTACAGCGGTTCCTCCACTACTTCCAGTTCGCACGTTTAGCGTTCCCTGCGTACGCGCAATGCCCACCCCTGCGTTGCCCACGACATTGAGCGTAGTCCCGTCAAACGTCAGGTTCGCCTCGGCACTCAGCGCACTCGCCCCATTGCCCGTCAAAAGACTACTGGTCGCTACCGTAGTGAGGCCCGTCCCACCGTCTGCCACGCCAATCGTATCAGCCGCAACAAACTCAGCGAGGCCGTTGGTGTCCGTGCCGCTGTAGGTGGCTTTGATCGGCTTCTTGTCAGCCATTGTTGTTGTCCTTTATTAGTTTGTGCATGTTACGCAGATTCTTCAGCATCGCGTTGAGCGCGGGTCTTGTAATCGTCTGCCGCAAACACTGCCGCGATTATTTCATCGTCTGTATTGACGTTGGGATCTGCGAAATACGTTGCACGATGCTCCTCCAGTAGTATTTTTTTACTGTGATTGATTTTGCCCATCAACGCTTCAGTCACCCACGATTCCACCGTTGGAACTTGGTGTAACATAATCTGCAAATCTTGGGCCGTAATATTGGCCTCGTCCAGTACGTTGAGGTCGTTGAATTTGCAGTCTAACACTACACCATCGCTATTAATTGTTGCCATTTTTTAACTCCTTTTTACCCAACTAAGTGACCCGAAAAATAATTAGTGATATTAGTTGATCCTTGTATATCAACCACCTTTGTCCCACCACCCACCTGTACTTTTGCCAACACCACATCACCCGCCGCGAGGTTCATCAGAAGGCTATAACTGTATGAAAAAACATTGCCCCAAGAATGAACGGCAGTCATGTTCCACGGATTGATATAGCCCGACCTAATACCACCGCTGTTGGTGGACGTCATACTTATGTGGCATCTTGTATGCGTACTGAGTAATCCCTCCAAATAGATCCCTACGCTCATTTGATACAGACCCGCCACTGGAGCCGTAAATCCACCAGTCGAAGCATTGTGGTCTGAATTGCGGTCATAGACTTCTGTATTTCCAATCAACGTGACCCACGTGTCATCACCCGTTGCATTGGAATTTGTCGCACCGTATCTGTTCATAAACGCAGGGTTATTTGGTGTGGTTATTGCACCTGTACCGTCGATCTGCATTGCCAGAGAACTGCTGGTATAGAAGTCCATACTATTGCCGTTATGCTGGTACAAGATCCTGCCTATGTCTGCGGCGGCGGCATCGCCAAAGAAAACGCTCGACGCATTAGTGGTCCCATCGCATAGAATCGAAATACCCGTATTGCCAGAACCCTCAACCACCAAATCGGCGGCAGTCGCACTTGCGGCTGCACCTGACAGACCTCGACCAATAATCGCCTGTTGCGTTCCAGTCGGCACTGATAGGACTTCGGCATCCGCATCATTCTTGATCGTCACATCATTCGTGCTACCTTGCCCCGTGAGAATCAAGCCCTCGGCGGCAGTGTATCCTATTGCCGCATCATCGCCAGCAGCAGTATCTCCCAAAACTTGCAATCCGGTAACTTTGGCATGTCCTGTTCCATGCGGCGTAACCAAGATGTTTCCATTACTAACCGACACAATCGACTGACCATTAACGTCAAGGTTGCCGCCGAGTTGGGGCGAGGTGTCGGAGACAAGACTCTCGCCCACTGCCGCCGAGGTCAGCGCAATAGGATCAGAGGTAGTGCCATCCGACTTGATAAAGGGCATCGACGCGGCTGTGGCTGAGACCGTGACGATGGTCGTATCGCTTCCATTGTCCGTAGCAGTAACGCCCGCCCCGACAAAGTTTAGGTTGGCACGGGACGTTAAGCCCGATCCTTCTTCTTGTATCGTATGACCAGAAGATGCGGCGGCACCCCAAACGGCATCGCCACTCCCATTAATTTGCAGGACATGACCATCGCTGCCCGCTGCCAGAAGCGCTGGATTGCCCCCGCTATCACCTACGATAATCTTGCCTCTGGCAATACCAGCCAACTGAGCGATGCCTACTGCATTATCGGTTATGTTAAGTGTGACACCAGCATTCTCAGCCCCAGAGTTAGCCACTGTAATATGGCTGTTCCCTGCATCGGCCACTGTTGCCACATAATTACCCGTAGTGTCAGTGGCTAATGCCACTGAGTTGGCTTGTATCGTCATAGCTCCACTGGAAGCAAGAGCAATATCCCCGCTTACTGCTACCGACTCCCAACTATCGCCATCGGCCACCATTAATCTACCAGCAGTAGCCGTAGTTGATCCTACGTCAGATAAGTCAGCAAAAGCAGAAGCCGAAGAACTCCCTGCCCCTATGGTAGATCGGACTGCTGCTGCGTCTGCATCATCAAGAATCGTCCGGGCAAAAGCAGATAAGGCAGTGACTACATAAGTATCCGAACCACTAGTGTAGATCATCTTATCTGCGGCAGTGGTAAGGCCAGCGATACTATTAAGCCCTGCATCATATGCTTGGACATTGCTTCCGATTGCTAAGCCCAGATTGGTTCGCGCACTGCCAGCACTAGATGCTCCCGTGCCACCGTGTGAGACAGCTACGTCTGTCGCGGCCCAAGTTCCGGTTCCTACGGTCCCGACTGTTACAAGATTAGCCAGTGAAGTCAGGTTGGTGTTGGTGCCAGCCAAGGTAACGGCCCCCGTGTCGGCCATAGTAGCATCACCCGACATGACATTATCAATCCACTTCGACGTGCCTGTGTCATACAGTAGCATTGAGGCATCGGCAGCCGAGGTGATGTTCGTATCACCCAACTCACTTAATGTGTCCGTAGGGTTCTTATCGGGAAATGAGGCTAGAAAGAAATTGATCTTCCCTGTGCTGGCATGATCTTCCACAATCACGCCAACTACCTGAACCAGATTACCGCCCGTGGGCCTAGTTAAAGTCCAGCCGCCTGCTGAAGTATTCAGGTAGACCGGATCACCAACGGCACCCGCTGAAGTGTTGAGTGAAGCAACCTGACTAAAGAGAGATACAGTACCGGCTGTATTGTCAGCTATATCCGCTTCCACAATAGCTTGAGCGAAGTATGTGGTAGACATCGAAGTTGTAGTAATTGCTTTTACGATTTTCGGGAAGGTCTCACTGCCAACCGTAGCGGAGTCCTTCATGTAGACTAATGAGCCAGCCGCAATAGATGAGCCGGTATCATTGTATACCTGAGTGCGAACACCCAGTAGCCCTGTGTTTGCTCTTAAGTCAGCAGGGCGAATGCCATTAGCTTGTACATTAGACGTATCTATGCCCGTAGTATTAAGGAGTGTCCTCACCTTCTGAAATGGAACAAGAACATCATCCCAACTATGAGCTTTTACATTATTCACGCCAGTTTCTAAAAAGGCAGCACCGTAATCAAGCGTTGGCATTATCGTCTATCCTCTGCGTAACCCATCAATGTCCATGAGTTTATTTGTATTGGAGCTTCTATCACACCCTCGTCATATATTTCTAATTCAAACTTCTTACCCAATACACCAACACCCGCTCGTTGGGTAACAAACTCACCAGAGTTCCACGATCCACCATCCCCCCACCGACCCACTGTGGAATCAGCAGTCCATAGGTTTAGCCCACGGGCAATATCGATCTCTGTTGTGCTGACACCACCATCACCCGCACACCGTGCCTTGAGCGTGAAGTTCCCTTCTTGTGTAGCGCGTAAGTTTAGCTGGCGTAATGATTTTGTATTCTCTCGTATGCCATCTTTATGACCATCATACCCATCACGATAGATATACATGGGCATTAATGTCCCATCATCTTTCGATGTGACCTCGGCATCCATCTCATACACTAAGCCATCTCTTCCACAAAAAGCTCTTCGTTGACCCGACGTATTAGGGACACCCGAAGAATTGACTTGGACTGAAAAGAGAGTGGTCGATGGAAAAACATTGCTATTGAGATTGTAATTATTGCGAATGCGCCACATCGGATAGGCGCCTTCGGCCCCCTGAGAATGCGCTATGGCCGAATCCAGATTTAGGCATAAGAGCATACTGTTTTCTGTCTTGCCTTTACCTGTTACTGCAAACCGCACTTCATTGTATTCTGGAACCCACACGCCCTCGACGTTGCTGAAATACTCCGGGGCCAGCCCATCAAGCCCTTGGTAGTCAATGCCGCGCACTAGATTGCGAATAGGTTCGTGCAGTGGGACGAGAGAAGGCATGGAATTACCGGACTGCACGACCATCATAGGTCCTTCTTCCGACCAAAAGAACCCGTAATTCTGTAGTCCGTTACCTGTGCCTCTACTCGCAACAACAAAACTCTGGAAGTTAATAGGGCCGATCTGATCGGAGATGCTGTCGTGATCCCAATCATATGGCGAAGCGGTACCGAGGTAATAGGCCCGTGTGAACGTGCGACCCCCGACGATCAAGAACGGTCCCAAAACCCCGGCACCTTTTATCTCTTCACCATACGTGTTAGTTATTCGTATAGCGTAATCAGCATTCCACACACTAGAATCACGGACATCAGAAGGGTAGAAATAAGAAGGAAAGGAGGCATTACCAAATGCCATAAGCCTATTAGCGTAAACAACACCGAACTTGCTGGTGTTTATATCAGAAGACCCCGGTGTCGTGACGGTCCCACTGTGGTCAACAGCCCTCAGTGTATGCCCATCGAAGACGTGCATCTTATCGGCAAACATAAGCGCACTTGGCCGAACGGTTCCATTAAAGGAGACATCACTGCCACCTGACTGCAAAACAGCCCATGAGCCAGAGTTATACTTATAAGCTTTTGTGGCACTACCTTGGTCTTGGAAGACATAAAGTGCTTGTGTCCCGTTATTGAACTGAGCGTCTACACCGCATACCGTATCCCCTGACGCGACTGCGCTGGCGGTAAGAGCCTTAATGCCCTTATCCTTAGTCAGTGCGCCAAGGATAGAGACATGGACATTTTGCAAATTGCGGTAACGAGGGATGCTCTCGCTAACATCTTGTCGTATCCCGCCCAAGATAGTATCCTCAGACCAAGTGAAATGTCCTCCACGACTCATCATTTTTTGGGTGGTCTTCCTCTCCGCTTCTTCTGCGGCGGTGGGGCATTTGTAATATTTACATGCGCTTTAACTGGTTGCGAAGGGTTTCTCGGCAACTGGACATCATCGGCAAAAATGGGTGCGGCTCTTGGCATTTTAATACCCGTTATAATTAGAGGGGTAAACGGTCTCAAGCTTCTGATCTTGCCGTTTGCTGATCCAAGCGAGGAGGTCGAACATCAACCCCTGCCGACCGGGACTTCCGAAAAACAAAGCCTGTAGTTCCCCGAACCTATTGCGGTTCTTAATCGCACCCTCCATAGCGGCGCGAACAGTAACGGCACTGTGGTGATCTTCGGGAACAGGACAGACCACGGCGTACTTACTCACATCATCACCATACGAGACTGGGGTGACACCCCAAGCACTCTCCACAGTAGCCGTTCTAGTCGAGCCATTGTAGTCAGTTATCCGCTTGTACTCGCCCACCCCACTCCCTGAAATAATCTGGACGGTCATGCCGTTATAGAAATCATTACGTCTATCTACTACACCAAAAGTGGCGGCGTAGTTCGGCGTAGCGTCTGAGAAGGTTATTGAGGTGGATGTTCCAGCACTCGTAAAGCCCTCAAGCATGTTGCCATAAGAAGGGACATACCATATACGCACGGCAGCGGCAGCGGCCGCATTGGGCGTAGGCTCTATGCGGATGTTATTCCCCTCCATCATAAATGAGTAAAAGGGGTGAAGATCTACTAATGTCCCCACGCCTTGAAAGCTGAAGTAGTCGCGTAACTGAGCCGCAGGCAATGGCCCATTCGTATCATTTGCCAGTGTGTCTGTTAAGTTCTCAGCCATGACGATGCGTGAACCCAAGCGAGCGTTGACGGGCAGGGCGTATGTCTCCTGACCAGCGACTAGATCCAGTGTAGTCGTTTCAATAAAGAAGCTTGGGTCTTCCTCAACGATCTTACGGCATAGCTCCTGTTGGGCAGAGTGCAGTCGGCGCATGATCTCGGCACCATCAAAAAACCCATCTAGTGCATCAAGGTGGTTCTTAAAGTCTGTCACCATCTCTGATGGTATCATATTGCACGCTCAATCGCAGGTTTATAATCTTCTTTAGGTAAGTTAGGTGATCCAAAATCCTCACTGGCTTGGTCCCGTAGAGGCTTTGCAATTTCTTTAGCTATATCAGCCACGTCCGATTTCCAATCCTTATCTATTTCCTCTTGCCGCTTGTCTTGCTTTGCCATCATCTCATCAATCACCCGCCTTGCGCCCAAGCGATGGTGGTCTGATGCAGCAAGGGTATTAAGCACTCGGTCATCAAGGTTACGATACTCATTGTTCGGGCCTTTGACCGTCATAATGTGTGTTTCAATGTCATATAATTTATTGCCTGATGGAGTAAAGCGAGTTATTACCCAACGCTCATTTGGAACATTCCATCGGACATTAAGCTTCTCGTCGTATCTCTTTAGCTTCTTTATAAAACCATGATCGGGTATATACATTGGGGGCCTTTAGATGTACATGTGAGGGTAGAGCCGCCTCGACCCTACCCTCACAGGATGTTAACGGGTGAGGTCTTTAATCACACCGTTGTTGCCGGGATCAGTGCAGCCCATGTTGCCATACTTGAATAGCGTAGCATCATAGTGCGCTTTACCCTGCTGACGATGGAGGACGTTACCGTCTTCATCATCAAAGTCGAAGTCACTCAACTCGTAGAAGCCAAGCGTATCTTCGTCCAAGAAATACACGACATCATCATCAGTTTCAGAAGTATTGCTTTGCACATGGCAATCCCGATCAAAAACAATCGGAACACCACCCCACTCAATAGCCGTAAAACCACCTTCAAACTTCTGCTGATCACCGGGAGTATAGCGGCGTTGTTGAGTCATTAGGTCAGCAATTCTACGATACTGAACGCGATTAGTAATACCGAAAGAGACACTACCTTCACCCTGCTCTTCGATGGTTAACAGAGCATCATCAAGAATAGTATCAGTGATTGCACGGTCCGCGCCGCCATTGGCAAAAACTTGTGCATTCCACTCGGGGTAATCACCGCGAACAATATTTTGAAGGGTTCCGGTATTACTAATAATCCCCTCAAGGCCCATGCGCTCATAGCGATTAGCTTCGGCAATACCAGCAGCACGAGAACCCGTGCGAGTAATCCAGTCAGTTGCTTGAATCGCAGAGTTAGTGGCGGCAGCGTGCGTCACAACAGCACCAGATACACCCGTAACTGATAGTGCTGCATAACGTGCCGCGTGACCACCAGCCGCGTTCTGCCAAACATCAATAAGCATGCCAGTTTTAACCGCGTGGGTAGTTGAGTCCATCGTGATCGTATTAGCAGTATTATCTGCTGATAATATAGTGCCAAGACTACCCTCACCAGCACCGAAGTGCTGACGATTCAAGTCATTGCGAAGATCACGCTCAATCCCCTCCATCTCCGAAGAGACTACGCGGATAAAAGCACCCTCGTCATTGCGCGAGGCGGCA